TAAGACACTGACTGCGCCCCCCATGCTCGCCAGCGATCGAGTTCAATCGTCAAGTTGTGTTCTTTTGCGAACTTCTCGCAACGTGCTTTGTTGGGTTTTGTCACGTCATTTGCTTTGCGTGTGGGGCGAACAGGCTTCACGTATGGAATGAACAGGGTGCAACGGTCAATGTCGGTGCAGGCGAACCAACGTTTGCTTCCTACCCTGCGACCCTTGACCAATCCGTTGCCACGTTCGTTGAGTTGAAACCAGCCCTCGGCTTTCGCCTCATGATGGTCCAAGCCGTAGGTCCAGTAGAGCGTCCCGCGGACTTCTCCGTTCATCGTGATGAGTTGTAATGAGTTGCCCTTCATTTCAGTTACCTGCTCTCGTGACCAATTCGGCGTACGTTACGCCTGAGGCTGCGGCACTACGTTCGATCAAACGAATGACGTCTTCGTAGTAGTCGTTGGCTTCTTGCATCGGCTTACGCCCTGCGTCTGATTCACGGACTAACCATGCGACGGTGTCCATGAGGTGCTTGATTGTGGTGTCGGACAGGATGTCCTCGTTGTTGGTTGTGGTTGTCATTTCAGTTGCCTTCTTTCGTGGTGTAGTTGTTGAGGTGTTCAATTGCTTGTGAGAAGTTGTTGCCGCCCCATCGTTCGCACTCATGGGCTGTGAGGGTCATAACACGAACGAACTCTTCAGCGGCTATGTCTTTGACTGACTGAATGGCTTTCACCTTTGTGTACGAGCCGCCAGTTGAGCCGTCGAACGCGGGGTGCTTGATGTCGTGAAGCACGTCGAACATCTCACCGAACTCCATTGATGTCATGCCAGCGATCTTGACTGTGGCACCCCAACGCTTCGCCTGTGTGATTGGCTCGTGGGCGCGACGCTGTTGGGCGGTCTGTTGTTTGTCGACCATCACGAACGTGGGGGTGACTTCGATGACTCGCTCGGCGAGTTCAACGAGTTGTGCGTTCAGGGCTGTGGTGTTCATTTGACTGCCTTCACTTCCAGTGAGTACGTGCCGAACGGGGTGACTTCACGAAGAACCCAAACGAGGTCATCGTCCGCGAGGCCTTCGAGTGCTTGCTTCTCGGGTGTGGTCAAGAACGCTTGCTTGGCTTTGTAAACCTTGACCGTCTCGATTACTTCTTTGAGGTTGCGGTTGCTGCTCATCTCAGAAGCCTGCTTCCTGTGCTGCGATGAACAATGCGTTGGCGCGCTTGACCATGGCGAGCATGGAGTCTGCTTCTGCTTGTGTGCATTCGCCTGTGAGCACGCCGTACGAGATGTCGGCTGCTGCCTTCCACATTGTGCGGAACGTCGAGTCGGACAGGATGTGCTTGGCGGTAAGGACTACGTCCTCGCCGTTGTAGTTGAACGTGATTGGTTGGGCTGTCGTGGTGTTTGTCATACCCCCACACTACAAGCACCCTTTGACGAGAATCAACTACCCAATCAAAGTTTCTATATCCCCTGCATAGGGGCTATATTTGACACGCGTTTTCGGGGCTTGCCCTGTAAGGCTCGCCCGTAGCCCGTGACTTACAACGTGCCACTCGCAGTGCCTGATACAGTCCGTTCACAGAAGTGCGCTCGTCGCCATAGGTGTCCGTGTGACCGTCTTGCGACTGTCATTCGGCGTTGACTCAAAAGGACTTCAATGCGATACAGAGTGACAGGTGGAACAGATGGCGTCAGCGGTATTGACGTTGCTTCTAAGCGTTACGAAGCAGGCGACGAAGTTGAACTCACAGCGAAGCAGTCCGAGTGGTTGCTTGAGCAAGGTTATGTCGAGGTCTTAGACGCCAAGAAGACCAAGGCCACACCTGTTGAAGAACCCACGACCGAACCTGAGGTGGTTTGATGCCTACATTCATTCACGGTAAGTCCACTGGTGTATTCGTTGACGCTTACGACCTGTCGACGTATTTCAACTCCGCGGACTACGCTTCAACGATTGACACTGCCGAGGTCACCTCGTTCGGTTCTTCCGCTAAGTCTTACATCACAGGTCTCAACGACGCAACGTTGAGTCTGTCGGGTATGTACTCGCAAGACGCTGGCGGCTCGGACGTCGTTCTCAGCACACTGCTTGGTCAAGCCACTAGCCCTGCCGTCACTGTCGTATTCAATACAGGAACTATCGGTAACCGTTGCATCGTCGGACAAGCACACGAGACGTCGTATTCAATCTCAAACCCCGTAGCCGACGTATCAACTGTCTCTGCTGACTTCAACGCCACCGCTGGTGCTGTTGCTGATCAGGTGTACGGACTTCACGGCGGTGTTGTTCTCACTACGGGTACGTCAATTGCTTTCGGTGCTCTCGGCAACCTCGCAAGCGTTGACAACGCCGCATCGTCAGCCGCTGGTTCGCTTGCGACTCTTCATGTCACAGCAAACTCGATCGCAGGCGGAGACACCACGATCAAAGTACAGCACTCTGTTGACAACTCAACGTTCGCTGACTTGATTACGTTCAACGCAGTACCAGCGAGCACAACACTCGGCGTATCCCAAGCAAGCACAGGTACAGTCAATCGTTACGTCAGAGTCACAGCAAGCACAGCAGGTTCTTCAGGTTCAATCACTTTCAACGTCGGGTTCGCCCGCAACTAATTAGGAGACAGTCATGCCCACATTCGTTCACGGTAAGAGTACAGACTTCGCACTCGATGACACCAGCGGTACGTCACGCAACCTCAGCAACACCATCACAAGTGTTGACTTCCCTGAAACTCTTGACACCGCTGAGACCACTGCGTTCGGTTCAAGCGCAAAGTCATACATTCCCGGTCTCACCGACGCAACGATCAGCATCTCAGGTATTTGGGACGCCACCGTAGACGGCTACATCGCTGGCGGCGCCGAGCCTGCTTCACGTTCTTTCATCTTTGGCCCCGCTGGTTCAACTGCCAGCAATGTCAAGTACACGGGTGAAGCGATCGTGACTTCGTTCTCAATCTCGAACCCTGTTGGCGACGTGGTAACTTACAGCCTTGACCTTCAGGTCACTGGCGCAATTACTCGTGGCACGTACTGATCTCAATAACCAACCAACCAACATAGGAGTGTGACCACTGTGTCCATCAAAGACAAGATTCGTTCAGCGCAAGACCTCGACCGTGAGGTCATTGCTGTTCCCGAGTGGGACGTATCCATTGAGGTACGTTCAATGACTGTTCGTCAGCGTGCTTCGTTCGTCGCCGCTAGTCAAGACACGTCGGACAACGGAGACAAGATTGAGAACGTCTACGGACAGATCCTTGTCACGTGTTGCCTAGACCCCGAAGACGGTACACCTGTGTTCACTGAGGACGACTTGTCGTGGCTCATGACAGAGAAGTCGGGTGCGGTCATTGACCGTCTCGTGACAAGTTGTCTTGAAGTTTCAGGCTTGAAAGAAAAGGCAATCGATGAAGCGGGAAAGTCTTACTCGGCTTCCCCGACCGTTTCGGACGAAGCCAACCTGAAAGACGATCGTACTTCCATCTAGCACGAGAACTCGGTATGACAGTCGGTGAACTCATGGACAAGATGAGCAGTTCAGAGTTCGTTGAGTGGTGTGCTTTGTTCAAGATTGAAGCGAGCGAAAGAGAACAAGCACAACAACGAGCGAAGTCAAGGAAGAGATAGAACGTGGCACAATCAGTCGGAAGTCTCAATGTAGAACTCAGTGCTGATGCCTCGAAACTCAAACAAGGCGTCGCTCAGGCCGTCAAAACAATTGACCAACTCGGTGAGAAGTTCGATGAGGTAGGTCGAGACGCAACTGCTGGTATGGCGAAAGCCGAGCGAGCGGTCACAAAGGTTGCCCAAGAGACCAAACAATCTCTCAGCAAAGTTCAACAAGCGTACGCGAAAGCGTCTTACGGTGTCGACGAGTTCAGTCTTGCTTATCATCAGATGGCGCAGAAGGTTGCTAGAGACTCTAAGAAGATTGAGCAAGCCAGTGACAGTGCTTCTCGTGTAGGTAACAAGTTCACCGACATGGGTAGCAAGATGACTTCTGTCGGCACGAAGATGTCGATGGCTTTGACTGCACCTATGTTGCTCGCGGGTGGTCAAGCGATAAAGACAGCGAACGACTTTGAGTTCTCGATGCAGTCAATCGTGGCGATGGTCGGTTTGTCTGAAGACAAAGTTGCTGACATGGGTATCGCCGCTCGTGAAATGGCGAAGCAATACGGTGGCAGTGCTACTCAAGCCGCTGATGCTTTGTACTTCGTTGCGTCAGCAGGTATCGACGGTGCGACAGCGATGCAAGTTCTTGAGCAGTCGTTGAAAGCGACAGCGATTGGTATGGGCGATACGAGCATTATTGCTGACACTGTGTCGTCTGCGTTGAACGCTTACGGTATCGAGAACTTGTCTGCGGCTCAAGCAACAGACTTGATGGTTGCGGCTGTTCGTGAAGGCAAGATGGAAGCAGATCAGTTGGCTGGGGCGTTGCCTAGAGTTCTGCCGATTGCGTCAGCGATGGGTGTTTCGTTCAACGAAGTCGGTGCGGCTTTTGCGGCGATGAGTCGTAACGGTACAGATGCAAGCGAAGCGGCAACTCAGATACGTGGAATCTTGGGTTCTTTGTTGACACCAACTAAAGAAGCAGAAGAGACGATGAACAGTCTCGGTCTGAGCAGTCAAGGCTTACGTCAACAGATCAAAGAGAAGGGCTTGCTGTCAGCGTTGCAGACACTGACACAAGCGTTCGGTGATAACGAACAAGCACAAGGACTCGTCTTCGGCAACGTTCGTGCGTTGACAGGTATCATGAGTATGTTCGGTGCGGCAACAGAGAGCACGACAAAGATATTCAACAACCTTGCTGACAACACAGGCGACGCAGACAAAGCGTTCCAAGCAATGTCATCGACAGGTGCTTTCAAGATGAAGCAAGTCATGGCAGAAGTGAAAGACGCTTTCATAAGCCTTGGTCAAGTGCTCGTGCCAATCGTTGTGCCTGCATTGAAGTTGCTTGCAACAGCCTTCGAGAAGGTCATGACGGCTATCAACGCTCTACCGAACTTCATGAAGACGATCATCGTTGTGTTCGCTGGTCTTGTTGCCGTCGGTGGTCCGTTGTTGATCACGCTCGGTTCGTTAGTGAAAGCGTGGGCCGCATTGAAAGCCGCTATGGCGACGACAGCGTTCACGAGTGCGATCGCACAGTTTGCGGCGGCTGGACCAATCATTGCTGGTGTTGCTGTAGCGGTAGTCGCTGTAGCGGCAGTGTGGTACACGTTCAGTCAGAACGCACAAGAAGCCAAAGAAAGACAAGAGCGATTGACTGACGCGTTCAAGTCAGCAGGTGAACCGACCGCTGTACTTCACGAGCAAGTCAAGGCTCTCGTCGATGAATACATTAAGTTGCAAGGAACTTTGCCTGCTACTACTAATGCGGCTGAAAGTGTTGCTGAGGCTTTTGCAACGGCTGAAGCGATGACGATGGGTATCAACGATGAGATCGGTGACCTGAATCTAACAATGTCAGAAGTCAGTCAAGTATTAGCGACAGGCACTGATGCCTTCGGTGACCTTGGTGACGTGTTGTTAGGACTGTCGTACGATCAACTTGTTCAGACAGGCGAAGCCGCAATAGGAGTCACGTCTGCTTTGCAAAGTGCCGCTGATGCTGGCACACCCTTTGCGGGTGCGATGCTTGAAGCAGTGAGGGCTGGAGAGATGACGGGCGAACAGGTGAAGAACTTGTTGTACGACCTGCATGATCTGTCTAACGCTTTCGATGACAACAGAGAAGCGTTGAACAATGAGAACAAGGCCTTGCTAGAGAACGCTGACACCGCCAAGTATTTCTCTTCAATACTTGGTAGCGACCTTTACAATGCAATTCTCGGCTCAAGTGGGGCTATGGCTGTAGCCGCTGGTCGCACTGATGTCTATACGTACACCGTTGAAGAATTGACTCGTCGAACAGTTAGCGCAACAGCGGCGCAGAACGCTTACTTAGGAGGGTTCGCTGGTGTGTTCCCTGAAGTAATAACTACAGCAGGCAAAGTTGTACAAGAACTATCTGTTATATACGGCGAGTTAGCAAGTGAAAGCGACAAGGGTACAGTCGCTCAAGATAGGTTCTTGGCGAAGATTGGTTTGCTCGACGAGATGCTTGCTAACGAATTAGTCGTCAGCACGCAAGACGCAATCGACAAGAACATCAAACTCGCAGACACTCTTGGCGACTCACAGGGTTCTGCACTTGATCTCAGTTCTGCTTATCGTAACCAAGCGAAAGAGATCACGACACTGTTGCTGAAGACGGCTCAGTACGGTGGTTCTAACAAAGACGCAATGCAATCAGTCGCACTTATGGTTCTTCGGTTGGGTGATGCCGCACGTGCGGCTGGGTACACCGATGAGCAGGTACGTGGACTCATTGACTCGATGGGGATACTCGACGGACTTGAGGCACAGTTCGGTGTGAACTTTGCTATCAACACCGCTGACCTCGATAAGCAGATCGCAAACATAGAAGCCGCTATCGGCAATATGTTGTGGTTCGCTGGTGCGGCAACAGGTGACACCACTTCCAAACTAAGTAAGACTCTTGCAGACTTGAAAGCAATCAAGTCTGCGATAGGTAGTTCAAGCGGTTCTAGCGGTGGCGGTCGTGGTGGCGGTGGCTCTTCTAAAGCCCAACCTGAGGACCCATTCGCTTGGGTTGAAGGTTGGGTCGACGACATAGCGAGTTATGCGAACGAACTGATCTCAACAGACTTCCGTGACGCTCTGCTATCAGGTTCATCGAAAGACATCGCAAAAGCATTACAAGCAACACTCGAAGAAGCAACCCGCCTTGGTTTGCAAAACTTGCCACAGTTTGCAGGGTTTATCGACAAGATCAAAGAGCAGTTCGCTCGTCTTGGCGACCTCGCTGATCTAAGAGATTCGCTGACAACACAACTCGCCGAAGCAACTAAGTCGCTAGACAAGTTGAAGTCAACGTTAGATAACACAGCCGAAGCCGCTGGAAGGTTTGATTCAACCATTGCTGGCAGTCAAGCACCATTGACGACGTTGCTCGACCAAGCGTTAGCGGCTCAGGCGACTCTTGATGATCTCAAGTCAACACTTGACAACACAGCACAAGCCGCAGGCAGGTTTGACTCAACCATTACGGGCAGTGAGAAACCACTAACCACCTTACTCGACCAAGCGTTAGCGGCACAGGAAACTCTTGATGGTCTTAAGTTAAAACTAGATGAGACAGCACAAGCCGCAGGCTTATTTGATTCTAGTATCTCAGGCAGTCAAGCACCGTCGAATACATTGCTCGACCAAGCATTAGCGGCACAAAAGAAATACGACGAACTGTTCTCGAAGAGTGAGTCGCTTAAGCAACAGCAGAGTGAACTTGCTAGGAGTGTTTCAGATTCTGTATTGCAACCCATTACCGCACGCAGTCCACTAGGTAATACTCGCAAACTGTTACAGCAAGCCACGACGTTCCGTGACAACTTGTCTGCGTTACGAGACAAGGGTTTTGGTCCTGACATTATTGGTCAAGTTGCTCAAGCGGGTATTCTTGAAGGCAACAAGATCGCAAAGAGTCTGCTCAACTTGTCATCAGGTGATATCGCTGAACTGACACAGATGCGTACGGACATCGCCGCTATTGGTGCTCAGGCTGGTGAGATTGCTGGCAGTGTTATCTTTGGCGCAGACATTGCGAACGCAAACGGTGAACTAGATGCTCAGCGTTCTCTTGTTCGTCAGTTGTTCACTGACGCTATCGCTGAGGCGAAAGCACAAGCCGACGCTCAACGTGCTCTCACTGGTACGTTGTTCACTGATGCTGTCGCTGAGGCAAGAGCACAGTTCGACGCTCAACGTGCTCTCGCTCGCTCGTTGTTCACTGATGCTGTCGCTGAGGCACAAGCCAAATATGATCTACAGAAGACTCTCGTAGACGGGCTTGAAGCAAGCCTCGCTACAGCGAACACTCAAATGGCTAATCTCGTGTACGCAATTCAAGTTGATCTGTACAACACGATGTTCGGTTTCTTGGCAGGGTTCAATGGTGGTATCGACAAACTTAAGGGCGCACCAACACACGCTGACCCTGTTATGTCAATACCAAAACCACCAACGATTCCGTCTGCACCTGCACCCGTAGTATCTGCACCTGCTATGCCTAATCTACCTATCAACATCGACTTCGGTGCGATTGGTGAAACTATGGCACAGAAGATCAAGAAGTTGAAGCCGGGTCAGTTTGTCGGCTGGAATGACGGACCGTTACCGAACGGCGGTGCAATCGTTGGTGGTTACTACTTGCCACCGGGTCTTGACTTCAGTGGATTCCATGCTGAGGGTGGTGTGACTACTCGTGCGTCGCTCGGCGTCATCGGAGAGAACGGGCCTGAGGCGATCATTCCTCTGTCACGTATGGGCGAATTCGGTGGTGGCGACACGTACATCACTGTGAATGTTTCAGGCACTGTTACGAGTGAGCGTGATCTTGTTGAGCAGATTCGTCAGGGTCTTATTCGTTCGCAGAAGAGTGGCAAGGCGTTGATCGTATGAGCGGCGTTGTAGCGGCAACAACTTACGTGAAGATATCGAATAATAACGGGTTCTCTTTTGGTGACTTCATGGTTATCGGTGAAGGGATTGTTGGTGAAGCAGTTGTCGGTGATGACGGCTCAGTCAGTACAACTTTCTCGAATCCGGTTGCGGTCGATATTCGTAGAGGTCGAGAACTTATACTTGACACCTACAACACGGGCAGTGCATCAGTAACTGTTCAAGACTTCAGTACGTGGAATCCACTAACCATCACTGGCGTTTGGGCTGACAAGGTTGTGCCGGGTATTCAGATGCAGATCAAGGCTGAGTATCCGACGACAGTTCTTACTTGTGAAATTGGTGGTACGTCTACACCGTATGTCGCTGGTGCTTACGTTCCATCAACGGCTAACGAGTCGCTAGATGTTCGTCTTGCTTTTGTTGTAACAGACGGGCTTGACGGTCAAGTAGCGTCGCTTGCTGATGTCGGTACAAGTGGCGACGTTGCTTGGTTGTTCTACATAAACTACGGCACGTTGAATGTCTATCTCTCAGTCGACGGTACAAACTATTTCAACTTTGCGAGTACAGCGTTGCCTCAGTTTAAGGTCGGTACGAGTGTTGCTTTGCGATTCTTCTTCAGCGGTCAGACAGAGGAAGTGAGTTTCTATTATTGGGAGACCGAACCCGCTTTTGCTTTTGATGTTGTCAACAGCGATATCACGTGGAACTTAATCAACACCGCTACGAACGGTTCGCTGAACGCCCCGTTCGCGGCTAACGGCTACAAGTTGCGTCAGTCAACAAGCGCACTCAGAATTGCTAAAAGCAACTTCTTCTCGTCAGGCAAGTTCAATCTACTTGCGTTCTGTCTCAAAACTATGGTCGCTATCGGCAACATATACACAACGAGAAGTTCTTTTGACATGACAGACGGAACGAAGACTCTCGGAGCGGGAACGTTCACAGATGTTGAATCTCATACATGGACGAACGTAATATCGACTGCTACCTCTGTCACTTACTCGTACCCGCTATTCGCTGGATACATCTCGTCGTTCGACTACTCATGGGTCAAAGGTGTTGTGGGTTCTAACTTCGTTACGTTCAACGCTGAAGACGCTTTCAGGCCGTTGAACATGGTTGAAGTCGAAACTGTTACGGGTGCAAACATAAACGACTTACCCGGTCCTCGTATCACCCAAGTTCTCAACACTGTTTCATACCCCACGTCAGGTCTTTCTATAGCCACTGGAGACACACAACTTCAAGACGACGACGGTACTGTGCGTAATGTTCTGCCGTTGTTGCAAGCAATCGCAGAGTCCGACTTGGGTGATCTGTATGTTGAGAAGACAGGGTTCCTGAAGTTCGAGGACCGTTCTACTATCCAAAAGAAATACAACGCTACGCCTCTCTATTTCTCTGATGTTCCAGCAGTAGACGGCTACGACTATCAAGACTTCAATGTTGTATACGACGACTCTCAGATCATCAACGATGTCAGTATTGACAACGGTGGAGATGTTCAACAAGTAACAAACTCGACAAGCATCGCAAAATACTTCAAGCGTTCACTATCAAAGACTGGTCTCTTAATGGAGTACGACGCTGACGCTCTTCTAATGGCACAAACAATTTTGGCTAACCGCAAAGACCCAACGGTTCGTATAACAAACATTGGTTTAGACATAACGAAAGCGTCAAACGTTGAAGGTGAGAGATTGCTTTCGTCAGTGCTTGGTATCGGATTCGGTCACCCGTTGAGTGTAACGAAGAACTGGTATCAGACTGACCCCGACTTGATTGGCTTCAACCCCACGACGCTGAGTGACTTGCTTACTGTTCAGAGTATTAGTCATACGATTCGACCTGACCGTTGGGTCGTTGAGTTCGATACTGCTCTGCCGCTGATTGGTAAGAATTAGTGTTTACGATTACTGCATTCAACTTCTTCAACTCATAAAGGACTCTCATGCCCTCGACAACACCTAACACAGACTTCTTCACCGGGTATACGCTAACAGCGACACAACTGAACCGCTTCCCCCGTGGGGTGATGGCTTTTAATACTGCAACTACATCAGATTCAACGATCACAGGAGAAGAGGTACAGATCACAGGCTCTTCGTTCACAGCAGTTGCAAACCGCTATTACAAGATTACCTACTCTGAGCCTGCTATGAATTTTGCGTCAGGCTCTACGGGTAACATCATTGCTCGCATTAGGCTTACAAACCTTGCAGGCGTAGTTCAACAGCAAGCATATTCGTGGGTATTCGCTTCTTCATATGACGATATGTCTTGTGTTGCGGTAACCACTCTGACTGCTGGCACAACAAACTTTATTGCCACGCTTCAATCACCATCAGGCACGATGCAAGCGGCTCGTAGTGCAACGCAATATGCGTTTCTGCTTGTTGAAGACATCGGGCCTGCCTGATGACAAGTTTCGGTGCGACGACACCTATCACTTCTCGAACGTTGAACACAGCGTTCCTGCAACTCGAATCGCTTATAAGTTCACCGAACGCTAATAGTCTTTCAGGTACAACACTTGCCGCTAATGTGGTGAACTCGTCACTCACCTCTGTTGGTACTCTTGTGAGCGGTTCTATCCCAGCAACATTGCTAACAGGCTTTGTCGCTTCTGCCCGACTAAGTGGTTCATACACGGGCATCACAGGATTAGGGACTCTCACTTCGTTAACAGTTGATGGTGCTAACTCTCCTGCGATAACTATTGGTGATTGGTCAGGTAGTTCTAGCAACTCTGCTATTGCATCAAATAGTGGTCATTTAATTCTTGGGACAGTTGATGGTGCTGTTTATCTTCGTACAAATAATACAGGCGCCGTTTATATTGGGGCCAACGGTACGAACACTCTTACCGTTGGTAACGCCGTGGTAACAGTTGCAGGCTCAATGAACGCAACAACCTTCAGCGGGTCGGGTGCATCTCTAACATCTTTGCCTGCGGCTCAATTAACAGGTACGGTCTCTTCTCTACAACTGAGTGGTTCATATTCGGGTATCACAGGTTTAGGAACTTTGACTACCTTAACTATTGGTGGAGCAGGGGCGAACAGGGTTATCACTATCAACGCCCCTACTGGCTTCTACGCAATTCAATACTTCCAAATCGGTGGTGTTTTCAAGTGGCATTACGAAGTCAACCCTGCTGGCGACAGGTGGTCTTTAGTTCAGACGGGTGTGGCTGAACGAATTGGTGTCGATAGTGCGAGGTTAGCGTTTGATGGTGCTGGCTCTCCCTCTATTCAGATGGGCGACTGGTCTTCCGACTCTTCGTATTCGGCGATTCAGACCAGTAGAGGCTATTTGCTTCTTGGTCGTGCTTCGGCTGATGACGGCATATACTTGCGTTCTAGTGGCGCAAGTCCCGTACACATTGGTCAAGGCGGGCAAAATGCGCTTATAGTTGGTACTGCTGATATAACAATTGCTGGTGCTTTAAGATTGCCTGTTGCTAACTCGGCTATTTATTCTGTTGATGCACCGGGTGGTTTACCTTGGTCTAACGGTCCTGTTGTCCAAGGTACAAATGGTTGGGCTTTTTATTCTACTCAGGCTGCTTCATATCGTATGGGTTTTCGTGGCAGTACAGGTGGCACTCGATATATGTGGTGTGCTGACAACGCTTTGATTGGCGCACAACCTAATGATGCGTCTGTGACAACGACATTTAATGTCATTGGTAATATGCGTACCACGACAGGTTATTACGGATCGATCACTTATGGTTCGTATGGGTCATTAACAATACGAGGAACAAATAATGGCTATGCGGGTATTGCAACTCCTGATGTAACATCAGCAGTCATGTGGCAAAATGGTGTTTTTGGTGCTATTTTCGGTCATTACATAAATGATAATGCGTGGAACTTCTATGTTATTAACGGAACATACACCCCATCAGACGCAAGATACAAACGAGACATTCAACCGTTAGAACACGGAATGAACTTTATAAGAGAAATTGTGCCTGTCACTTACGACCCGTTGACGCAAAATCCTAACGATGACCCTGATGCAACTGTTGGTAGAACTCATTACGGGTTTACAACACAAAACATTTTGCAGGCACTCACAAATGCTGGCGAGACAAGAGATGTAGCGATAGTAGATATTGGTGGCCCTGATAGTGCTAGTGCTATGGGTAGCGATAGGCAATACTTAAACCATTCGGGACTTATCGCCCCTATAGTGAAAGCGATACAAGAGTTAGATTTACGACTACAACAATTGGAGACAGTATGAATGAGCAACCACAGGTAGATGCAAACAAAGTTATTGAATCTTTGCTACGACAGGTAGCGGAGTACGCTCAGAAGGTCGCTTTGTTAGAAGCGCACATTGCGGGGCAACAACCTGTCACAGAACCAGCCGTCGACGAATCAGTGAAGTAGTACGAACGTCTCGTGAACCGCAGAAGTAGGGTCGTTATGGTTTGCTGGTGGCTCGCTGTCATTGCTGTGCTTGTAAGCCTCGGCAAGTGCGACACTTCCAACGAGAACACGTTGCTACCCGCTAAGGTTGCCCGCTATGACCGCTAAAACCCCATTGGTGCGAAGTGTTCAGGACGTTCTTGAACGTGCCGTCGCAACGTACGTTCAAGTGTTTGCTGGCCTGCTAGTAGCCGCCAACACAGGTTTCACTGAGGTTGCCGACCTATCCGTCTTGAAGACGTGTGCTTTGTCCGCTTTACCCGCTGCTCTGTCAGTGGTGAAAAGCCTTGCGGCTATCAACCTTCCTGTCGGTGACTCGTCTGCTTCTGTACTACGTGTCGGCTACGAACGTGTCAAGCGTGTTGTCGAACGTGTTGAGGTTCCATTTGAGGTACGCGTTGTCGAACCAGCACCGACACAGAAACGACCTGTCAAGAAGATCTCCACTACCCCTGTGACGGCTACCAAGAAGCCAGCAGTGAAGAAGCAGTCCGCAAAGAAAGATAAATAACATGGCTCGCAAATATACAGGCTGGGACAAAGACGCATCAGGTAAGCGCAAAGGCACAGAGAAACTCGTGCAACTCTTGTGCGCTCACTTCAACGGTGCGATCTGTAATAACGGAACATGGAACGTTCGACCGTCACGTGGTTCAGGTCGACCGTCAGTTCACGGAACAGGTCGTGCGGCAGACGTGTCGTGGCGACGCCAAGCAAGTGGCAAGGGCTACGGCAACTACAAGGCCGCTTTAGAAGTGCTCGACTTTCTTGTTGCGTACGCTGACGTGTTGTTCATTGAGGAACTTCATGACTACCACCTAGCACCTCACGGTCGAGGTTGGAAGTGCGACCGTATGTCTTGGAAGGTTTACGACAAGCCAACCATCGGAACTCCGGGTGGCGACTGGTGGCATCTTGAGATCGCTAACGACCACGCTGACGACCCTGCGTACTACGAGCAAGTCTTTGCTGGCATCAAAGCAGGAACGATTCAACCGAACTCAGTAGCACCAGCCGCTACACCCGCAGCAGCGCCCGCTGCACCAGCACCAGTAGGCGGTTTGTCGTTTGCGTATCCGGGTAAAGCCGTCAAGGTTGGTAGCAAAGGTGACGCAGTGAAACTTGTGCAAGCAATGGTCGGTGTTACCGCTGACGGCAACTTCGGTCCTAAGACCGCTAACGCTGTCAAGGCTTGGCAGACATCGAAGAACGTTGCGCCTGCTGACGGCATTGTTGGCAAGCAAACTTGGTCAGTGATGTTTGGTGCGTGAGTGGTGGCTCAGTGGGTTGCAATCGTCGTTGCCTTCGTAGGCGCAGGCGGTCCACTCACTGTCGTTCTCACAAGGCTTGAACGACGCAACACTGACCAGCATGAACGTTCTTTGCGTCAGCAAGAACGTGTGTTCGCTGAGGTGTCTCTAGCACGTCAGGACATTGGTGTCGTTCAACAACGGCTCGACAGGCATCTTGAGTTCCACGCCACGACCATCACTCACTGACCTTCATTGTCAGTCTTGTGACGTCACGTGGGCAGTGGAAGCGTTTGCCGATTGTTGGTACTGCTCGCAGCGGGGAACTCAATGGCGGCAAGTGTTCCATACGTCCGAGGACGTAGCGCAATCCCGTATTGATGCCCTAGTACGCGGGCTGTAGTCCCGTCGTATCCCGCGTTGTCGTGCGCTGTGGGGCGCAATCGGGGGCTAGCCCTACCCTTATGAGGGGCAAATCGTGTACGCGATTCTAACGAGGAGTCCATACTGCGAGAACTCCAGCCGCCAGCCCGACCCGCTTTGGGGCGTGTCCGGGTTTCAAAGGCCAGCCGTCGATCTCGTGCTTGAGTCCGTCCTCTGTACGGCACTTCACGACGACGAGGTTGGTGTCGCAAGTTGTCCACTCACTGAAGCACCATTGGTCTTTGACGATGACTGTCAGTTCGTCAATTGCTTCGTCGCTCAACTCCATTGCTTCAATGACTGAGTAGTGCGTAAGTGAATAGTCGTTGAAGTGTTCGACGTAAGTGATTGGGTTTCGTGTGTCGTTGATCGTGCTCATGGTTCTCATCGTCCTACGTGCTTCGCTGGTTCTGTTTCAGTTCCCAACCAAATGACATGGACATCGTAGAGTGACCAATCGTTGTCCCATTCGTAGATGTACACGTGAACGAAACTGCCTTGTCGCCTCATGTCTTTGTTCGTGCCACAGAACGAGCCGCTCACAGTGTCGTTGTCCTCTAGGTCGTCACAGGCGTTGATCACGTTCTCCATGTAGTCGCCGTTGTACCAATCGAGCATCTCGTCGGTCGTGCCAGCGAAGCACCACTGGTGTTGGTAAGTGCGGCTACCGATTTCGATCTTGCGTCGGCTTGGCAAGTCTTTGATCTGCTTGAGTCCATCAGTGACTCGAGCCTTGGCTTGGTTCTGTGTAAACCATTTGCCGTTCCATGTTGGCTCGACAAACTTGCTCACTGCTTCGTCGTGTGCGATGCGAGCGGCTTCACGTCGCGCTGCCATGAGTGCTTTGGATTCTTCGTCCTTGCGTTGTAACTCTTGTGCGTAAGTGACGTCGGTGATCAAACGGAACTTGTGTTCGTTGCGTTCAGTGGTCTTTACCCATAGTGCATTGATTGCGTCACCGAAGTCGTCGCTGCCACCCTCTTCGCGAACGTCAGCGCAACGCCACGTGTACTTGTCGAGGTACTCACTCTTGTTCTTGATGATGATGCCGACCATCACAAGGTTGCCCGTCGAGATGTCGTTGGCACGAACCACCTCTCCGAAGCCGTACATAGTCATCTCTTCTTTCAAAGTGAACGTGATTGGTGGTGTGGTGTTTGTGGTATATGTCTTGGTTGTCATACCCCCATTGTAACCGCTAGCGAGCGCAGGTCACGCCATTGACATAAGCCCTGCATAGAGGGTGTTTTTGAAGCATAGGTTGATCATTGTCAAACTATGGTTGTAGTGTGTCAGTTGTAAGCAATTCAACCACCACAACAAGGAGTTCCTGAAATGAACATCAAAGAAGCACAAGCCCTTATCCTCGAAGCGAATGTCGCAAACGGATGGAATGGTTTTCGTACCGTCAAGTTCCAAGGTCGCAACGGTCACGCTGAGTTGATTCCCGTAGCACTCGAAAAGAAGGACGTGCAAGTCCGTGGCACTTACGGCGCTCGCGCTCGTTACCGTTCAATCAATGTTTTCGTTTGCCGCACCTTGACCATCGACACAGCGAACGGTCTGTACACAGTGAGTGACAGCACTCAGTTGATTCCCATCACCGAATTGACCGAGCGTGGCACTGTTGCCGACGAAGTGAAGTGGGCGACCAAGCGAGCACAGGACGCCGCTTATAAGGCCGACGCCAAAGCACGCGTCATGGGCGTTGGCGACGATGCAGAGTTCAACGAGCGTTGGGCAGCACGTAAGCAAGTTGTCGAGAACGTCCGCGAAGCACTTGGTCTCCAAGCAGAAGTCCACATGAACTTCAGTGACTACGACTACGCACCCCACGGCACACGCGAAGGCGTCACCATCACCCTGACGTTCGCACAGATCGACGCACTCCTTAACATGAAGGTCGGTGCCTGAAATGAATCTCACAATTACAACAACAACAGAACAGGAGATAGCCATGCAGCCAATTAAAGAAGCAGGTCAGGAGGTCAAGCAGTTCAGCGTTCCGGGTATGGTGCGCGACTTGATCGTCGACTACTTGCACGCCTTGAAAGAGTCAGCCCCGACGGTATGGGCAATGAGTGTCGATAAGGCTTCGCGCCAACTCGTCACCGTGTACAGCCGTGAACAGGCAGAGGAGTTAGCCGAGTTCATCGTGGGCGTTCGGGAGTGGGCATCGCTCGCAGGCGTGTTCGCCGATGCCGCTCGCAAGAGCAACAGCCTTCGCCATTCACTTCGTATCGCCAACGAGTTAGCCGAATACGCTGGAGTCGAACTGAAGCAGCCTGTGAAGGCGACGCGAGCCGACGGTACAGCCACTCGGGACGAACTGCCCACTGAAGCCGTCGTCGGACTTGAGATTGGTACAGAGATCATGGTCGTGCGCCACGTGACTCGTTACGGGCTTGACTTGATTGAGAAGTTCCCAGCCAAGGTCAAAGGCGTAGCCGCCAACGGCGACTACTGGCTCACAAGCCTTAGAGACGGTACGTGCCGTGCCTGTCGCCCCACCGAAGTCGTCGTGACGAACAACAAGAAAGTGAAGGTGTGAAATGACAATCGACCGAAACAATCCGTCCACGTGGCCTGACGCAATCCATTTCACGGCGTCGGGAATGATCATGACTGATCACTTGATCGAGTCCTTCACTGAAGAGTGGGACGAGTGCAGCCCCGAGGGTCGTAAGGGTTTGTTCAATGAGTTCAAGCGACTCGTCCTTGAGGACATCGAGGAACAACTCTTTCAAGCCGAGTACAAACTCGTCTTGACGGACGACGATAACAACGTGTTGCCCTTCCCGAAGGAGTCGGGCGAATGAGGAACGACCGCAAACTTCCCAACACTCGGCAACTCGAAGCCATGCCCACACTTGTCGTCGCGCACACGTGCGACCTCAAGTTCGACGATGGAGAGGTACGCCTACTCCTGTCACGTTGCGACAGCGCCGACGGTGAACCCTTCGACAACACTGCGTACATCGAAATCAAAGACGACTCAGGACGTTGGATTGACCAAGGCTATTACGACGCAGACTGCCCACCCGAGGCTCTACCCGGAGTCACTGGCACGTACTTCCTCGACTTCAAGGTCGACGCCGAGCGAGTCATTGACATCGCCGAACAAGAGGACCGTGGTGCGTTGCAGGCTTTGACCAACTTCATCGTCCTAGGGAACGGATAAGGCTTAGATGAATACACTCCCTGTCCCGATAAGTCTTACACCCCCGCAGTACAATCAACACATCAACCCGACAACACAAACAGGAGAACAGAAATGACAAGCACTAACTCATTGACTGTGTACGCCGACTCATCGTCCGCGTTCACACTCATGGTGAAACAAGCGGACGTACTCGCTCAATCACGAATCATTCCACGTGCCTACCAAGGCAAGCACTACGACATCATCGCGGCTGGCCTTGCTGGACAGTCCTTTGGTTGGGACATCATGACCTCGATGCGTAACTACCACGTGATCGAAGGCTCGGCGTCGTTACGTCCCGAAGCCATGCTCGGTCTAGTACGGCAACACGGACACTCCGTAAGCGTTTCAACCTTTGACGGCGTTCGAGATAACCAGCCGTGCCGTATCGCTAAGGCTGTTGGTCATCGTAAGGACAACGGAGACGAGCACATCGCGGAGTTCACAACCCTTGACGCCAAGCGCGCTGGACTCGCTGGCAAAACGAACTGGAAGAACTACGAGGACGCGATGCTCACGTGGCGTTCCGTGTCGGCTTTGTGCCGAGTCCTGTTCCCCGACGTCGTACTTGGTGCGGGCTACGTTCCTGAGGAACTTGGTGCCATCGTCAATGAGACAGGCGAGATGGTTGAGGACGACCCGTTTGCAGTGCCTATGCTCAGTGCCATTGCCGCTAAGACGGAACTGCTTGAGTGCTGTGAAGGTAACAAGACCCTCGCGAAAGAACTGTGGGGTGAGCGTGGCTCGAACCCTGTAGCCCGTGAAGAACTAGATGCCATGATGCGTGAAGCATTGTTGTCTCTTGAAACAGTTGCCATCGAAACGAGTACCGAATACGTCGAACAAATCTTTGACGCCGAAGTCGTACAAGACATTGACCTCGGCGCACACGAAAGCGTCGTCGCCATGCGCGCCGCTCTCGATGAAATGAAACCAAAGCGTGCAACGCTTGGAAGCAAATCACAAACAACCACAACACAACAGGAGAATGAATCATGATTACCGCAGAAGAACGTCAGCCAGCATGGAGTCGACGAGGCTCGAACATTCAAGGCTTAGGCATTAGTGAGGCGATGGCTACGGCAGGTATTGACTTTGAGGTCGGTATCTACCCGTTACACGCATCAGTACCTACCCTGTACACGTCGCCCGATGAGGACCCGATCTGTATGAGTGAGAAGGTTGGCAACTATCAACTCACCTACCGCAAGGACACACTGACACCGATCGCACCTGTTGGCGCTCGCTATCACGTGGTACAAACACGTGAAGCAGTATCAATGATCGAAGCAATGAGCCTCACAGGTTGGTCGCCCGAGTTTGGTGGAGTGTTACGCCGTGGCGCAGCAGTGTTCATGGCAGGCAAACTCGATGTCGAATTGCAGACAGGTGAGATCGACCCGTACCTGTGCTTCGTCAACTCGTTTGATGGTTCAAGTGGAGTCAAGTTTGCCTGTACGCCACTACGCCCACACTGCACCAACCAAGTACGAGCCATCTTTACCAAGCGCGGCAAGAACAGTGAACGCCCTGTGGTCTCATTGCGTCACACGTCGAAGGTGATGGACCGTGTTGATTACGTTGCGTCCATTCTTGGATTGACCTCGGCGTACTACAAGTTCCTCGATACTCAAATCGACAAACTCTTGAACACTGAACTCACAGCCGAACGTACCGAACAAGTCTTGGACGTCATCGCACCGCTCACTGTAAAGGGTCGTGAACTTGAAGGTCGAGCACTTGAGGGTCGTCAAGAGAAGCGTGCTCAAGTGTTGGTGAACTTACAGAACTCCAAGACAATCCCGAACACTCAACGTTCAACTGCTTGGGGCTTGTACAACTCAATCACTGAACTCGAACAGTGGGGTCGTGACATTTACCCAACGGCGCAACAGTCCGAACAGTTACTTGGTTCGCACTTGTCCATCATGCCCGTAACAATGACGAGCGACCGCGTGTACCGTGTGATGGATCGCTGGCTACAGCCCGCGTGAAATAACGAAGGCAGGCCACGAGTCCCGACGAACGTGGCCTGCCTTCTCACAGACAGGAGAGTCAGTGGTAAGCAAAGCATATCAAAGAGATCAAGTTGTTAGCGATACAGGTCCGTTCTCAATCATTCCTGAATGGGTCATTGTTGCTGAGGTGAGTCATGGTGCTGTCAGGTTGTATGCGTTGATCTCAAGGTACGCGGACTACGCAACAGGTGAAGCGTTCCCTAGTCGAGCAACACTTGGTTCAAGACTTAGAGTGTCGACTGATACGGTCGACAGATTCATTAAAGAACTCGTCGGGATAGGTGCGCTCACTGTTGTTCGTCGTCGTGACGGAGTGGTGTGGCAATCCAATTTGTACATCGTTCGTCGTACACAGGACAATGCACAGGGTAGCCGCACGCTTGCGGGTACTGGTCTCACAGGTGCGACTACCCCTACCCGCACAGATGCCCCGACCCCTACCCGCACAGATGCCGAACTAACTAGAACCAATAAACAAGACCCAATTGAACAAGAGTTCTTCGTAAGTGATGTGCGGCTTGTGTACAACGAATGGATTGAGTGCAGTGGTCGTCAAGCGAAACGAACCAAACTTGATGACAAGCGTCGTGAACGGATTGAGTGGGCGTTAGACAACTACTCGCTGGACGATGTACTTGACGCTGTTCGTGGTTGGCAGAGGTCGCCGTGGCATTGTGGGCATAACGAATCGAATAAGGTTTACAACGACGTCACGTTGCTGTTGAGGGACTGTGAGCGTCTTGAATACTTCCGTGACTGTTTTAGAAACCCAACATCAGCAACGACGTCTACGTTGCGATTACTACGTGAGAAAGCAAATAAGAAACAATGAGTCGAGAACAAGCGTTCATCGCGTTAGAAACGATGCTAGGTATCTATCACAGGGAACTAAGCGTGGTCGAGATGGACACGTACATTGAGGCATGGAGTTCGTTAGATGAGAACGATCTCATGAATGCAATGGTGTGGCACGCCGTATACCGACGACACTTCCCGACTGTCAAACAGATCAGTGAACACGCGTTAGCATTGCCTCATGAAAGAACGCAAACCTATTGCGCGAAACACTCCGCTCAAACGCGGCGAGCCACCTCGTAAGGTTTCAAAGAAGCGCGCCAAAGAAAACAGGGTGCGAACCAAGGTCGTCAAAGACGTTATGAGTTCAAGACTTACGTGTGAGGCGGGTCGGTTGATAGCGGTAGTCGACAGAGAACACAGGTGCTCGGGTGAAGCACACGACGTTCACGAACCATTGACACGTGCTCGCGGTGGGTCAATCACCGATGCGAACAACATGGTCGTCGTATGTCGGTGGTGTCACAACTGGATTCACGCGAGGCCATCTTTGGCTTCGTCGGTAGGGTTACTCCTGTCCTAGTTCAACAGGGGCTATGCTCCTGACATGGTTCGGTATTCGATAGAGGACACGGTTCGTCCGTGGACAACTAACGCCGAACGAACATGGCATCATCACAAGCGTGCGCGAATGATTAAAGACACACGTGAGCGATGGTTGATCTTGGCAAGGCAAGCGGGCGTACCGAAACTCAAGAAGATACGAGTAGACGTAATCCCATTAGCAAAAGACAAACGGTGGCGACCCGACGTTGGTGCTTGTTATCCAGCCGTGAAAGCGGCAATAGATGGCATCGTCGACTCAGGCGTTATCAAAGACGACAATCCCGAATACCTATCGTCAATAACCTTTCACGCTGTGCAAGTGTGCGGACGAGACGGACTTCGGCTCATAGTGACCGAGGAAGAATGAACAACATATCTCAAATGGATCTTGAAGCAGAGATGCTTCGAATCTGTACACGCATGGAAACCGACATTGAGTTACTACTGCAACTCTCTACGGAACGAGCCGAAGCGGAGTCGTCCTACCGTTACAAACACGCCCGAGCAATCTTCGAACAAGAAGGCAAAATACCTGTCGCAACCAAAGACGCCGTGGCACACCTTCGGGCTGCGGACGAGTTTCGACAATGGCAACTGCTCACGGGCCGTGAGAAAGCAACTCAACAATCACTCATCGCTTCTCGCTCAAGGCTTGACGCAATGAGAACAATATGCGCCAACGTGCGCGCCGTAGGAGGCTGACATGACAGACATAACCACAACCGAACCAATGAACGACAAACTCAATGAGGCTCGCCGCCTCACAGGACAGATGCGTGAACTCGAACAAGAGATCATGAATCTCAATAATCAACGTAGAAACCTGATACGGTCATCATGGAAGGACGATGGACTTCCCCAACGTCAAATCGCAAACGCTCTCGGCCTGACCAATCAAACGGTATGGAATGAGATCCACCGAAAGGACAGCAATGACTCTTCTACCAAGTGACTACGAACTGGTCGACGCAACAACACTGACACTCCACCCTGACAACGCACGACGAGGCAACGTCGAACGCTTAGAAGAATCAATCCGTACCAACGGCTTCTATGGTGCGCTTGTAGTACAGAAGGCAACACGCCACATCGTCGTCGGCAACCATCGCTATCAGGCTGCGGTCAATGTAGGCATCGAACAGATACCAGTGCTATGGGTAGACGTTGATGATCAGCAGGCTCGCAAACTACTTCTCGTAGACAACCGTTCAAACGATGTTGCGTCATACGACGACGACCTGTTGATCGACCTACTACGCCTCACACAAGCCGAAGGCGGGCTAGAGGGTTCGGGCTACAACGACATTGACCTTGAAGACTTAGAACGACTCTTGACCCCACCCAACCTCGACGACCTCATCAAGAACATTGGTGCTCACGACGACGACTCAGTGTTCAACCCCACCATCTCAATCAAGGTCGAACCCGAAACCAATGCACGCTGGCAACGGGTGTTCGCAACAGTAGAAGGCAAAGACGATGACGAGCGAATCAACACACTCCTCGACTACGCCGACCCTCTCATCAACGAATAACGGACCTCACGTTTACCTTGTAACGATGACCCATGAAGCCGACGCAATCACCAAAACAGGTCCGCACGTATACCTTGTACTTAGTGCTCTCAACAGCGTCGCGCCTATCGCAGAGGCAGATATGAAAGAACATACAGAAGGACTCAACCTTCATCTAGCCCTGAGCGGAGAAGAGAAACAACTGCCGATCGTACCGACAACACAAGCACAACCCTTCAAGATGTTGATCTCATATCACTACTACAAGAAGGTCGACATCGCGGCAGTGCTAGCAAAGTTCCCAACACGCCCAATGGTGTTCGCCGATTCGGGTGCGTTCAGTGCTTACTCACAGGGTGCTGATGTAAAGGTTGCCGACTACGCGGCTTGGTTGAAACAATGGGAATCACTGTTCACGACATACGTAAACCTTGACGTCATTAGAGATGCAAAAGCGACAGCCATCAACCAACGCTACTTAGAGAACCAAGGCTTGAATCCAATCCCTGTCGTGCATACAGGTACTGATCTCAAAGTTCTTGATGACATGGCAAAGAATTACGGCTACATCGCCCTCGGTGGAATGGTTGGCGTACCCGGCCCAACAGCGTTGAAGTGGACAGCGACGTGCTTCAAACGAGTTGAGGGTAAGGACACAGTGTTTCACGGCTTCGGTCAAACACGCAACGACATCATTCAAGCGTTACCTTGGTTCAGTGTTGACTCATCATCATGGGGAATGGGACATCGCTTCGGTCGACTAGCAGTGTGGACAGGACGTAAGTTCGAAACCTGTGGAGTCGGTGACGCGCAGTCTGTTTACAAGGTCGCGTCGTTCATTCGTAAGTACGGTGGTGACCCTGAAGACCTAGCCGACCGCTCGCGCTATCACAGAACAAAGATCATTCCCGTAGCCGCTAACTCTTGGAGAGCATACGAGCAGTTCCTAAGAAAGAAACATGGTGCGGTGCCATTACCAACACGTGCAAACAAACTGCATCACTACCGTGGCGCTATTGATGACATAGCATCACAAGGCGACAAAGGTTTACACCTACACCTCGCCGAAGGGTCAATAGAAAACCTACTCACAGCAGCCAAAGGAGAAACAGAATGAAAGCGTTAGCAATCGTCAGCGGCGGTATGGACTCAACAGTTCTCACCTACGACCTAGTCAATAAGGGTTACGACGTTCATCTCATGTCGTTCAACTACGGACAACGACACAAGAAAGAACTTGACTACGCCAAGATCACATCAGGCAAACTCCGTCTCAACCACACCATTGTCGACATCACACACCTCACAGGACTCATCAGTAAGTCCACACTGACCAGCGACGCACCCGTACCCGACGGTCACTACGCCGAAGACAACATGAGAAAGACGGTCGTACCGAACCGCAACAGCATCATGCTCAACATCGCTGCGGGATACGCCGTCACTATGGGCGCGAACGTTCTCGCTACTGCTGTCCACTCAGGCGACCACTACATCTACCCTGACTGCCGACCACAGTTCATTGACGCCCTACAGAACCTGCTTCACGTAGCCAACGAGGGTTTCATTGAAGAGGACTTCAAAGTGTTCGCTCCGTATGTACAAATCCCCAAAGATGGAATCTGTAGCATTGGCAACGACCTCAACGTACCGTGGCTCGACACTTGGTCGTGCTACAAGGGCAACGACATTCACTGCGGTTCGTGTGGTACTTGCTTTGAGCGTCGCGAGGCGTTTGAATTAGCAGGAGTAGAAGACCCAACCGAATACCTAGCGAGGCCACACTATGACGACCCAAGATGAAACCCTAAGAGTGATCAAACGCTTCGGCGGCTTCCCATGCTGTCACCGCCAATGGCGCGATCGTGGTCACTGCCATTACCTACACGGGTACGACCGCTGGGTCGAAGTTGAATGGGAAGGTACACGAGACGAACGAGGTTGGGTAGTTGACTTCGCCGACCTCAAAATCTTACGTGACGCTCTTGAGTATCAATTCGATCACACTGTGCTAGTGAGCGAGGACGACCCGTGCCTAGAACAGATCCAATACCTCGGCGCTGCGGACGCTTTAGACCTTCGCATCATGGACCCAACAATGGAAGGCATGGTCAATTGGGTACGTGACCAAGCAGTTACATTGACCAACACAAGATTCCCGAACGCCAAGGTCATTCGAGTGACGTGTTGGGAGAACGAAAAGAACGCCGCGTCGTGGCAGGCGAGTTGATGACCGACTACTACGTGATACAGAACGGACGCTCACTAAGTGTTGCTGAGAAGTTCGGTCCTACGTTGCAAGGCGAAGGACCATCACTCGGTAAGCCAGCCATGTTCTTACGCTTGGGTCTTTGCAACCTTGACTGCTCGTGGTGTGACACACCCTTCACATGGGATTGGACTGGTAAGAACGGAGTCAAGTACGACAAGGCCGAACAACTGTCACGCGTAACACTTGAAGAGATTGTCGATTGGTTTGTGGCAAGCGGTACTAACCGACTCGTCATTACTGGTGGCGAGCCGTTGGTACAGAAGGCTGGACTGGTCAAACTGGTACACCTGTTGCTCGACGTGAACCCCGACTACCGCATTGAGATCGAAACCAACGGAACGATTGAACCGCCGTTAGCAATCTTTGAACTCGTGCAGTGGAACATCTCACCGAAACTCGCGTCGTCGGGAGTTCACATTGCGAAGCGTTACATACCGAACGCTCTTGAACGTTTCACGGAATGTCCACAACACTCATTCAAGTTTGTTATCTGCGACCCTGTACGTGACCTACTTGAGATCAAAGAGATGGTTCGTCTCCACGGCCTGTCTATGCAAGACGTCTACTTGATGCCCGAAGGCCGAAGCGCAGACGAGATCAACGCTCGCCTACCCGAACTCTTTGACATCGCCACAACAGAAGGCACTAATGTCACCACACGCCTTCACGTCCTAGCCTTCGGTGACCGCAGAGGAGTATGAAATGACAACCACCCTGACTCTCACTTGGAACGACATCAACGAACAGGTCGACAAACTTTGTTTGCGTGTACGTAACAACCCGACAGGCGTTTACGGCATACCAACTGGCGGTGCGGTCGTCGCAGCACTGGTTGCAAACAAACTCGGCTTGCCACTACGTGAAACAGCCGACGACCCCCACACGCTCATCGTTGACGACCTCATCGACACAGGGCGCACAATGAAACAGGTGCGACCCGACGGTGGAATCCATGTTGAAACTTTGTACCGCAAGCCGTGGTCGCCCGCAATGTATTCACCGAACGCAACCACGACCGACCGTTGGCTCGCGTTTCCGTGGGAGAAAGAAGACGGCGACCCTGTCGATGCAGTTATTCGTTTGCTTCAACACGTCGGCGAAGACCCCACACGTGACGGCTTACTCGAAACACCACGGCGCGTCACGAAGGCTTGGCGTGAACTGACTAAGGGTTACGGCGACAACCCAGCAGTGATTCTCAGTAAGACATTTGATGTGAAGTACGACGAGATGGTCGTTGTTCGCCAACTGCCATTCACGTCACTGTGCGAGCACCACATCCTTCCGTTCATCGGTCATGCGACGATCGCTTACATCCCGACGTCACGTGTTGTCGGTTTGTCGAAGTTGGCTCGCCTGCTTGACTGCTACGCAAACAGGTTGCAGGTTCAAGAGCGCCTCACTGGACAACTCGCAGACGCCATCGAGGAACACTTGCAACCGAAGGGCGTCGGCATTGTCGTGTCGGCACAGCACACGTGCATGAGTATGCGTGGCATCAAGAAGAGTGGCGACACAGTGACGAGTGCCATGCGTGGAGTGTTCAGGACCAACCCCGAAGCCCGAGCCGAGTTGCTGTCCCTGCATCAAACACCTGTCAAGCCCTGACGCACACAGCCACACGTCGCTCGTATCACGCGCTGTGGCGCGCTGTAAGGCGCAATCCCCCACAAGACGGACAAAGTCCCCGTTCGGACAGCCCGTCCCAACACGGCGCAAATAAACGCCCGCTCCCCTTATTCGAGGACATAAGCCCTGCATAGCGCGTCTTTTTGCGGTATTCGTTGTTCCCTGTACCACCCTGCTTGTAGTGTGGGGGTATGAGCAACACCACCGCACAGCAAATAGCAGCCGAGTTCGAACTCGAATTCACAGGACGCAACGTCACCTTGTACCTCGATGGCCCCAGCGCACCTCGCGTGTGGGCGCAGCACTTGATGACCCGCGACTGTGGCGCAGTCGTCACGATGAGCAACCCCACCAAGCACGGCCTTCGCCTCGCTTCGTGGGACGAGTGCTTCCAAGACGAAATCGAAGACGCCCTCGTGTACGCAATCGACGAGTGCGGCAACAAGGCAATCGCCAAGTCGTTGAGCGCAATGTTGGCTCGCGTGATGATGAAGGCAGGCAAGTGAAATGACAACCACCACAAACACAACAGGAGAAGCCATGACATACCACACCAACTACAACACAGAAGCGTTCCCGCCACGAACGACGGGAATGCTTACCGCAGTCGTCCCACAGAAGCGAGGCGATGACTACACGATTCGCATTTACGCGACGAACGTAGACCTGCGTCCCGACGGCTCGATTGCTTACAACGAAGTCAAGATGTACGAGTCGTCACGCGGCGAGTACGCACCCCGTGTTCACACGCAGTTGTTACGAGCACTCCCTGAGACTGTTAAGGCTTACGGCTGGCTGTTCACACCCGTGTACGTCGACCCAAGACTGTCGGAGAACTTCGTGTCACGCCACGACTGGACATCAACCATCAGCGAGTGTGACTGACATGGGACAGATGCTCACGAAGCGCGTACGACAGACAGGCACGCTCGTCACGATCGTGTCGGCTGTGGACCTTGAACTGGACGACTGCGACGGTACATACAACTGGTTCACGATCTGCGAAGAGCACGGCACAGCCATCGC